CCTCTTGCGGTCGCCAGAAGGCACTAGACCTTCCATCACCACGGCTTTCGAGAGCTAGTTTTTTTGCTCTCATTTTTTTCAAATCAATACCCATTGTTTCTCCTTTCGGGTTAAAGTAAACTCGGCTAATTTCCCGAGTTTCTATTATAGATCCTAGCACAACGTAATAGCCGTGTCAAGCTTTTTTTTAAAAATAGTTCACCGGACAGCACAAGGTCGCGAAGTTCTTCATAAGCTTTGCGGTCAGCTATCATCACAATTGCACCATAGAACTGTGAGCGGTGAGATAGATGTAGTCATTCTCATATCTTGTTTCATATATAGCATATGACGTTCTCAAGTTGTCGTGCGCGTCTGCGGAAACTTGTTCGTTAACCTTTTTCATCAGTGAACCGTCAGTTTGGAGTTTTTTTTCATTGATACCATAATAATAACTCTTTTCGCGGGGAAAGTCAAGAGCAAAAAATAAATTTTCTTTGCCACTGTCAGCATTAACGAAACCAAAAGTCGAGATGCGAGCCACATCGAGGGGGTTGCCTTGCGCCCCAAGCACCGCCTCACTATGACGAAAAACGGTAATCATGTGTAAGGTAGCGGCAATTGCTTCGTGAACTTTCTCATGATAAAATTTAATTGGCACTTCAGCTAGAGTTGCTGCAACTAAAGAAACATCAACCAAGTAAATTCTCTCTAAAACAGCTGACCTCGCATACTCTTGTAGAACTCCGCGCACAGTTCGTTCGTTCAGACGTTCACTATCTGATAAAAACTGAAGTTCAGGTCTGATATACAGTACTGTAGTATCACAATGCTTAAGCTGTTCTAAAATTCTTAATGAGGAAGCTGATACAGACTCAGAGCCATCGACAATAAATAAAACGTCGCCATCCACCTTCTTGAAAAAAGTTTTTAAAGATGGACAATTCTTTTCGTAGCTTTCGGGTGTTTTCCTCTTCGACATACCAAACACATTGCTGGACTGTGACTTGCGGGAAGCAACTTTAATTTTATAAACATCGTATTGCGGATATTTTGAAAATTCTTCCGCGACTCCGCAGCCTGCCTTCCCCAATCCAATAACTGTTTTCATATTATTCTTCCACGCTTTCTAAAATAATTCTAGACCTAAAGCCGCCGCGTGATTCGAGCTTTTTCGTCATAGCTATGTCCAAATCCTCCATGGAGTAATCCATAATGTCTAGCACAGCGCCCAGGACTTCAAAAATGTCTGCCAGCTCTTCTATACAAGGCTCCTCTAAAAATTCATTTACCTCTTCAGATAATTTTTCGTTCAGCTTTTCCCGATACTCTTCTTCTGAGGCTTTGTGCGCAGAAAACTTCTTTCCTTGTTCACCTATTATGAGTAAAATTTTATCTCTTACTAACTTATTGTAAATCTTCACAATATCAACCTTTTCATTTCTCCAAAGCTTTCGCCCACGGAAACATTAACGCGGAATGTGCCAAGTTCGGTATCTCCAAACGTATCCACAGCCTGCTTGACCAAGCCTCTATCTTCTTCTGCGAAATCGATAACTAATGAATCATGCAGAGTGAATGCGACGAAAGACTTTCTACCTTTTAATATTTTATCAACTTCTATCGTTCTTTTTAAGAACAAATCACTCGTTGTACTTTGAATAATATAATTTACCGCGTGATGCTTATCCGCTTTTATTTCCCTACCAAAACATGTCTTTGCTTGAGCGCCATCCCAATACTTCGCTAAAATTTCATTGCGATCATATGCGCGATTGGAAAGATGGTCTTTGGACTCGGGGTTATACAGCCAAGCAAATATTCTCTTCTTTGCTTCCTCCCTTGTTACCAATCCTCGATAAACGTTTTCAATATTCCATTTGTGAATGTCGCCGGTCGGTTGCTCTTTACCTAGCAGCGCCAACAGTGTTCGAAGTTCGGCTGCGTTGAAATCTAACTCTACAAAATAATCATTGTTGGGCTCGATAGCGCGACGGAAGATTTTATTCAAAGTCAAGATGGGGAAGCTGTCTTTTCGTGTCGTCAAGCGACCCGTTTTTGTTTTGAAAGCATCATAGTCAATAACGGGCTTCGCATTTTTTAATCTTTTGTAAACTGCGCGGGCAGGCGCACTCACTAAGTGCGGCTTGAGTGCAGCGAGATTCAAGTTTACTTGGCGAGAGCGCATATTAGCTAAAAGACATTCTAGCTCTAAAAGAAAATCATAATTCTTAGGGCGCGAATAATTTGTTAAAACATGTTCCGTGATTTGATTTTTAATCTCGCAAAATTCTAAAAGCAATTTTTCTGGAATTATATCAAGAAACGAGTTGTTGTGTAGGTCTACCTTCGCTTCCTTGCAGGCTGCCATGTGTGCCTTTAATCCAGCGCTTGTGCGCTCCCACTCTGAAAACAAAGACTCTGGGCATACCGCGTCTAAAGACTTGCCTTCACAATATAAATTTGCATATGTGATATTATGGGACAGAAACGAACAATAGCTCCACGTCGCTCTAAGCCCATCAGGAATGGCGCATCGATGGATAACCCCATCAGCGTAAATCCCGGTAAACTTTTTACTATCAACAGATTGAAACAGCACTAGCGAACCTTTATTTTTCGAATCATATTATCAGTATAACTTAAAGCAGTGTCAAAGTCAAACACTTTATTTTGCTGGAGGATTTTCTTAAGATTTTTGTTGAATTCAACAGGGTTGCGTGGTACTCCCATCTCGCGCAGTCTGATATAATAATATGTCTTGAGCCAAAACGCTGGACTGAACTGTTTATTAACTTCTTTTAGCGTTGTTGGTTTGCGGCGAATCAATCTACTAATAGTTCTCACGCCGCCGCTGCCCTTCAGCTTCGTTCTGAACTCTTTTGCTTGGGGATATGCATCAACATAGGCATTATACATGAAAACGAGGTATCTTTTTAAAGTTTCTATGTCAAGAAGGTAGCAGCGATAAAAATATTTATCAAATAAGTTGTCCGGGGTGACGCCGTATGTTTGTCCGTTGTTGCCGTAACCTTCCATGTATTTTTTCATGATAGGATTATTGATATCTGCGACCAAACGCCATGGAGCATTCTTATCAACACGGAAACCGAATTTTTCTGCTGACGCTCTATAAAAGGGAAAGTTTTCATCCTTAACCCACCCTTTTTCCTTTATAACATCTACGCTGTGGGCGTCAGCGCCGACCTCTATGACAAGCCCACTTGACAAGGGCGTAAAATATTTGGAAAGAATATATGCGCTTTTAGTGAACGGCAATAGTTTGTTGTCAGCCTGCACGACTTCCATAAATTCGTGCAAAAAATCTGAAAAGTTTTTAATTTTTATATTTCGTTGTTTTCTCTGAAACCAACCCGTGACAATGTAATTATATAAATTTTCTATATATGTGTTGTAGTTCACGTTTACGCTCGCCCATGCTTGACTGACGTTTAGCCCGTCCGGTTGGTAAAGATAACTTTCTTCGCACAGCACGCGGCGAAACTGTGCCTTCATGAAATGCTTTCTAAGATCCGAAAAAGCGTCGACGACAAAATCAAGGGCGAAGTGAGCGACGCCGCCCTCTACGCCCGGAATCTGTTTGAGGTGCTTTTCAGATGGGTAAATCACGAAGCCCTCTCTGTCTATCCTACCGTGAAAAAGACTTCCATACCAAAAATCAACTGGTTCGGGAGCATCAAGCTTCGTCGGCATGCCATTCTCTTTCCAAAATTTTCGAAATATAAATGAACCGGCTGGCCCCATCTCATTGTTGCCAAAGGCATTGCTAACTGGAGTAACTGTGTCAGGAATTCTTCCCATTTATAAATCTCCTATTCTTCTTCTAGCACTTTCTGGGCATCATCTTCCGGATCAAGACCGGGCATACAATAAACATCATTCATCACGGGCTCGTCACCAGATTTGTCATCTTCGGGGGATTGATAAAGCGGTATACACTCGATATCGGATTCCCATCCGGTGGCATCCAGCGAACCATCTAACCTTGTGACAGTATAATATCCCCCTAAACCAAGTTTCTTTGCTATCGCTTCACCTACCCCCAATGAAGTGGGTTGTATATACACATAATTACCTGGCATGAATACGGTGTTGCCAACCATAGTGAGTTTTGCCTTGTATGCTGCTGCCAACTTTTCCATGCCTTCGGCATCCATGGCTTTTGCGGTGGCCTGATATGGGATATCAGATTTTTCAAATGATACCTTTTTTAATGGACCTCTATCAAGGCCAAGCGAAATATGATAAATTCCTCTGGCTTCATCTTTTGCTCTATCGCCGAACCCCATTCTGTTTAGAGTAAAGGCATAGCAGTAGATGAACACATATTCTATTTGGTCTTTGGGTTTAGCATTTGCCGGATTTATAAAAACATCTTTTGTGGGGTCTGGTGTGAAAACATCGCCGGGGACACAGACCCTTTTCATTTCCTTTGGGATGGGCTCTTTTCCGTCTTGATTTTTCCGAGCGCTCATTGTTGTAAAGGTGACCTGTGGCTTACCTTTTCCCCCTCCTTCGAAACAATCGGGACCAAGAGAGGCAACAATCATCTCCTTTACCGCAGATTCAATAAATTGCTTGACTGTAAATACATCGCGCTGTGGGGCGACAACCATATTAATCCACCATCTCTCAAAGAGCGCTAGAGAAATAGGAATATCGGCGATATTAACAGTTACTCTTTTCCCAGTTCTCATATCGCGAAAGTTCATCGGGCCAAGCAAATACCTAACTTCCAATTCTTCGACACCGAAACCTTGATATGCAGCATATAAAGCCGCGTCAAGTAAATCGCCAAAGTACATGTAATTAATTCTTTTATGACCGCTTGGTGCCCCCTTCGTGGCCGCTGTTTCGAACTCCGTTAATTCCTCTTGGGCATCCTCTTCGTCGGCACCACCCCAGTCAGAAAGTCTTTGTTCCATCGCTTCGTCCATGGCGCTGAGGCCACCTTCGAAAGCGCCGCTGCCTGTTCGCTTCATAATCCGGGGTGGTTCAAATTTTGGTGGCTTAGAGGGGTACTTTTCAGCCATCTCTTTTTCATAATCTGCTTTCTCTTCCTCGGTCATCTCTTGAATTTCTGTGAGGCTTTTTTGGTCCTGAAGACGCTCCTGAAAATTTTCGATTTCCTTCTCGTCAACATCTACATACCAAATTTTCTTCGACTTATCTAATATCCACATCAAGCGTCTGTATCTGTGCGCTCTGTTTTTTACCTTGGTGTCTTCTTCCTCGTCATCAGGATCTTCTGCCTCGTCCACCAACTCCTGTAATACTGCTTGCGCCGCATCTGTTTCGTCAGAATCGACGAACGTATAAACCCAACTGCCGTCTTTTTCTTCTTTCTTCAGCGCGGCATCCAATACTTTTTGAGCGGCTGCCCTCTTCGATTTCCTATTCTCCTTGTCCAATTCTTTCTTGTTCGCGGCGGTTCGTGCGCCACCGCCTATCCATAAGATATCTTTCGATAATGCGTCAAGAGTGGTATCTGTATATCCCTGAAATTCCACTTCCAGTGTGCAACTTCCATTTTCATTAAATGAAAGGGAGTGATCCGTCAAGCTTAACAATAAAGACTGAGTAGCGTTAGCTATTGCTTTCCGCTTCTCCAGCGAAAGATAAGCCTCTTGAGCGTCAGGGACAGCCCACCCGTATACAAGCTTTATCTGATACCACTCGGAGTTCGGCGTAGCAGACCCAGGTATTAATTCGCCCGTCTCTGGGTCTTTTTTGTATTTCCATTTTTGTGATTCAATTGCCATGTCAAGTGGCCCCACCTTCCCTTCGCCTGGTTTTTTAGCGAGAGCTGCCAAACTTTCAGCTTGCATTTTCAGAGTAACTTTTTGTCTGCGTGCAGCCATCTCCGTTGAACCAGCATCATAAAATTCATAGGTAAGTTCTTTTAAGCCAACCGCATCGCCGCGTTGGATCTTGTTCGTGGTGAGATCTTCCAAGGTTGAGTCGTCATAGTGTGTCCTAAAGATTATTTCGTCGCCCTTTCCTTCCGCATAATTCGGCTTTCCGTTAGGTTTTAGCGGCACCTTATATAACTTGATTCTTGGAACCAGCAGAGCAAATTCGTCGGGCGTCATATCTAAAAAAGCGCCGTTTCCCTTCGTAGATATTATTGCTTGAACCGTTTCAGATGGATTTCCATGAAGGCAAGTAAGTGAGTTATATCCCTTTGGGCGTGCCTCGATTGCAAATCTCTGCCAATTGTCCATCAAGTAACATTGAAGTTCAAAGAACTTTTTTAGAGCCTCTTTTGTTGCTGGTGGCGCATCTGGATTAGGCTCAGAAGCGGGTTTATCTTGGTGGTGTCCCATTTATATCACACTCCGAAAGCTGCACGCACCTTCCAAAGAGGCGTCGGAACGCTAATAACCTCGCCGATACTTACATGCGCCTCGGTCGGCTTATTGTTATATTGTGCAATTATCCACCACAATTCACTATCACCATAATGTTTAGCTGCTAGTTTATAATATCTATCTCCAAGACTCCAGACGTGCGGAATCTTGTGAATTTCTCGCGCCTCAAACTTCGACAGTTTTCTAAAACGAGGCGACTCATAATAGCGGAATCGCTTGAGGCCGCGATTTTTCAAATCTTCTATGTAAAGGGGGTTGCTGGTAATAAAAACCCTCCTACCCCCATATCTGCTTCCAAAATCAAATGCCATTATTTGTTATCTCCTTGTGTAAACTTATATATTATTGCTGCGGCTCGAGAGAGCATTGGGCATCGCCATTGACGCCGGGATCATCTTCCTCAATCTGAGGGTCTGGTCCGATTTCTCCCTCACCTTCGCCTTCACCTTCTCCCTCGCCGCTAGCGCCACCGGCCTGCGTTGGGGGTGGGTTTGGACTGGGGGCGCACATAGCAGAATCAGGAGCGCTCACCCCATACGGAAACGAACCCCCACGAAATGTTTTTTTTGAACTATCCCAACCAACTGCGAAGTTGTGTAGAACTTGATATTCCGCACTTAAAGAAATTAGCTGAGGAAGCATCACCCCCTCTGCGGGCGTAAAAAATCCGGCCTCAAAATCTGGCGCATATTCAAAGCCTCCCAGTGTACCTAAAAGACCCCCCTCCTTAGCATCTACCGAACCACCTTTTCCCGGCGCAGTAATCAAGTTGCCAAACTTAATTTTGAACAACGGAGCTTGCTGTATACTTGATGCATTATCGGCGGTACCACCTGCGCAATCTTTCGTAGTCTCATAGGTGGGGTAAAGCATCTTAAAGAGTAATTCGCACTTTGCCATATTAGATATAGCCTCTTCTTTGCTCGCTGCCACAACGTCCCAGTCCATACTGATCGTTCTTTTTGTGTTTTGGAAGGTAGCAATAGGGTCCATCCTCCCGTAAACATCTTCTGTATTCCAGTTAGACGAATACGAATCTGAAAAGCTTTTTACCCAGGCTTTGAAGTTGATACATTGGTCAGTGGGAATATGGTATATGTTTATCACATACCCGTGCACGTTAGCCAGGGCATCTGACCCATCAGAAAATATTAAATTTGACGCCATACCTATTAATTCCCCTTAGTATAAATACTCTTCGAGGTGAAATATTTTAATCTGCGGCTACTTTAAGTTTGTTGCGTTTATCCAAACCTGCTTCGACTACTTTAGCGAGTTTCTTCCCGTCAATCTCAAGTATTACCGTCGTCGCTTTTTGGGCTCCCGCGCCCGAGCCCATGCCCCCTGAGCCTCCAGCTCCACCAGCGCCACCTGCGCCACCCGCACCCCCAAGGCCCGTCGCATCTTTTAGCAAATTGAACATGGGATTATCAAACGGATTCAAGAAAAGGCCCGTCCACTTAATATCACTATATTCTTGAGCCGCCTCAGTTAGACCTTTGACACTTTCAACGGCAGCTGGTGTTAGTTTCGTGGCTTGCTGGCTAACATCGCCAACGGATTTAAGCATCATCATAAAGGTCAACGCCTGAAACGCGCTCATATCTTCAAGCGAATCGGCAACCTCGCTAATTGCATCAGCAAGAGTATACATTATATAAACTGTCGCGAGAGTTAAAGAATTGACCACTTCGATAAGCCCAACGAAGAGCTGTAAAGTGGTCACGCCTATGAGTGCAAAAGCCATGGGAAGAACCATAATTGCGGCAGCCATGAGCGCCATACCAAGAAGCAGTCCCAACAGAATTGGAGCCGCCCAGACAGCAACCAATGCAGCACCAATTAGAGCCGCAGAAAATATCCCTAGACCAATTGCAAGAACAACCAGACCAGCCGCCGCATAACCAAAGCCAATCATAGCCATGATACCTGCTGGTAGTATCATCATCAGTGAAAGAGCTAGTACTTGAATGCTAACGACTGCCACCATAAATGCTCCTGGTGATTTTATAAACAACTTGATAAGCTCTATAAACCCTAAGACAACAGCCGCGATCGCAATTGCGATCAACCCTAGTCCAAGCGCCATCATCCCAATCCCAATCGCCATTAGCGCAATTGGAATTGCAGCATACCACGCAGCAGTGCCCATAGCTGTTGTTCCAGCGGCGGCAGGAACAGCCGTTGCAGCCGTTGCTGACTGACTACCACTTAAGAACCAGTTTATTCCAGCCAGAGTTGCCGTGACCCCTGCCAAAAGCCAGCGGCCTACTCTCAGGATAGCCTCCCAGGTGGCAAGAGCTATGGTCTTAATCAAGTTCCAGCTTGTTACCGCTAACATCCTCAACGATGCTATAATCCCTAAATTTTTTGCAGCCGTATTAGCAGTTTCAGCCGAAGCCATGAACCATGTGACGCCCGCAGTAATCCCACGCTTTACCGCTAAGATACCCTCCCAGACGGTAAGAGCCATAGTTTTGATTAAGTTCCACCCTTTCACGGCTATCATTCTCAAGGACGCTATAATTCCTGTATTCTTTGCAGCGGTGCTGGAAGCTTCTGCGGCTGTGGAAGCTTGTAACGCTCCTACGCCGAACCATCGTTTGACTGCCAAAATCTTCTCCCAAGTAGCGAGAGCCATAGTTTTAATTAAGTTCCACCCTTTCACAGCCAAGCCTCTTAGCGACGCTATAATTCCTGTATTCTTTGCGGCGGTGTTAGCAGCCTCGGCAGAAGTTTCGGATGCGGTCGCCAAGGCGTACAAGGCAGATGCCTTGGTTGAAATCCATTTCCATATAGTTCGCGCTTTTTCAGCAATCCAAGCTCTTATTGTCGCCAGTCTGCCCACTTCTTTTACACTAGTTTCAGCAGCTTCCGCGCCCGACGATAACCTCGATGCGAAAATACCCCTCCACTTCTGGACAATCCACGCCTTAAGTTGCATGGTATAAAGATATACCTTACCTATACCCATCAAAACTTGAATCACAAAACTCTTCATGGCTGCAACAGCCGACGCCATAATGCTGCCGCCTAGAAAATAGAACGCAGCTCCCGCAATCATGATCCATTTAATAAAGTGGAAGCCGAATATCTGTATACTCAACAGGAATGCTATCCCATCGGCGAAGAATTTTAATATAGTAACAAGTGGATCCACCGCTATAGCTAATGACTCTAGTGTCTGTGTCCATCTCTCCGATGCGCTCTGCGCCATGTTTGCTTTATCTGCGATACCTGCAAAATTATCAGACGCATCTCCAGCGCCTCTCATTTTTGCTTCTAACTCTCCCATAGAAGAGTTCATCAGCTTGGCTGCTTCGTCCGCACTTGACAATCCAAGAGTATTTTGAACCATCTGCCGTTCGGCTCGACTCATTGAATTCCAATCCTTTCCAGATTGCACGAGCGCTTTCTTAACCAAAAGTATTCTTTCTGAATAACTGGCATTTAATAGTTCGTGAGTGTCCAAGAAGCGTCCCTGTAGCACAGCATTTAATTCTCCGGCTCGCTTCGCTGCGCCCTCGATAGTGTCCATCTCTTTCATGCTGCCAACAAGACTGTCCACAGAAATACCTGTTGCCGCAGCTGCGCCTGCCAGCTCTTTGAAAATTTGTGGGGCGTCCTTTCCGAATACAGCCAAATCTTTCATCGCTGAATTGAATTGGCCAGTTAAATCGCCATACGATGTTCCCAACTCGGTAGCCAAAGCGCTCAAGTCTCCAGCTAGTTGTTTAGTTTCGGCTCTTGACATGCCCATTACTTTTGTGGCATTTTCAAAAAGCGCAGCGGCGTCACCGGCACTGACACCAACCTCCATCATGGTCGCAGCCATCCCTGCCCACTCCTTTTTCGCCTCTTTGCCCATCGCGCCGAATCCCGATAGACCACTCATAAGACCCGATATGGCTTCAGATGATTCTGCCATGGAAATTCCATTTTCTCGATTGGCTTCATAAACGTCGGTTATCGTGCCAGCATAAGCATCACCCTGGCCCGTCGCGTGGGCAAAGCTTGACCGCGCATTGTCAGTTGCAAAAACCAAAGCCTGTGTCTGTTGCACGACACCGAGAAGCACAGTTCCAGCCATATTTTCTGCTGAAAACACTTCTGACATGGCCTCTCCAACGTCTGCAAGAGCGGCACCAAAACCGTCAGCTTTGGATTTGGCTAGAAATGCGCCTGTGGCGCTTCTTTTCCAAGCGTCGCCGAAACCGGTGACCGCACCCACGGCATCTTTTGTGGTGTCTTTGAGGTTTTCTGTGCGCTCTTCGAGTTTTTGGGCCGCCTTTTCAGCGTCGGTCAGGCCCGCGATGGCGTCCTCAAGGGCTCCACCGATACCCTCTTTGATAGCTTTTTTTGTCGCGTTGAGGTCTTTGAGTTCTTCACCAGCGGCCTTTTTCTGTTCGCGGAAGTATCTCTTTTGTGCTTTGCTTAATTCTTCTCCGTGTCCAAGCTTCGCTATCGCTGCCGCCTTCTCAGCCTCAAGAGCCTCAAGGGCAAGTTTCTTTTCCTGGCGCGCAGCGTTGAGCCGCTTATTGACAGTTTTTAATTGTTCCTCTTGGGTTGCGCCCATCTCCAAAACTTGGTCAAGGCGCTCCTGCATAAGCTTCTTAGCTTCAGCATCGATAAATGCTTGCTTCTCTTTCTCAGAAGTCATCGCACGATACCCTTGGTTTATCGATGCCAATTGCTTGGCAAGAGTCTTCGCGTCCGCTACCGAAAGAATTTTTGGATCATCAGCCATTTAAGAAATTCCTCATGGCTTTTTTATTTTTTGGTGAAAAGTACCGCTAACACTGTGATAGCCACAAGACCAACTAAGCCATGGCTGCCCAACTGAGTGGTAAGCGTAACAATATTACCTACAACATCAACCGGGAAAAAAGCTTGTCCCTGTCCAAATAGCACTTGGAGCACCACAGCCAATGCAAGCAAAGCCACGGAAGCCTCCGTCGCTGCCTTCAGGCCAGCTGTTATTTTTTTTATAAGTTCCATTGTAAATATCTCCTTTGTTTTATTTAAAAGGCCACTTTAGTTTAGTTTTGCGCTCAAAGTCACGCACTGACTTATTTAATTTAAACTTACTCTTATAAGTTCTTGGGTCATTTAGACCATACTTTTTATAAGCAGACATATATCTCTTCTCCCGTCCGATGGTTCGAGCAAATGATTTAACGTCGCCGCGACTGCCCTTCACTGAAACCGGCACCGTAGCGCCTCCAAACATCTGACGCATAATTAGTTTGATTGTGCTGCCCATTTGTTGCAACACATTAAACTCGTCAAGTTTGCCGCTCTTCAGCGCATCCAGGTCAAGGACAACAGGAGTCAAATCATTTTGTTCATTGTCGCTCATAGTATTGTTTCCTTTCGTATAAAGTGGTTCGATATAAATAGTTCTCGACATAAGAAAAAAGGGCTTCGAATGAAACCCTTTTATATCTTTGCCTTTGTTTTATGGTCAGCTTGGCGGCTTGCTAGTTCTGAGCCCACCGCCAGACCGCCCCTTTGCTTTTGCCTTGTCCATCTGCTTTTTCTCGTCGTCGAACTGTTTTGTGAGCCGCTTCACAAACCAAGACCTAATTTTTATCGGAAGGTTGTAAGCTTCAATAAAACTCCACCCGCCATGGTGTTTGAGAAGAAAAAACTGTTCATAGACATTTTCTATATACTCATCGTTTAGGCCAAAAAAAGTCCGTTGTAAACGGAACCTCCATGTCTTGAGCAAATCCGCAGGAGCCGCACTCAAACTCCTGAGTCAAGTCTATATTTGGCATTAGCTTATCATATAAGGTTCGGACATGACGCGAATCCATAGCTGGCATAACATCAATAAACTTATTAATGTTAGGTTGTGTAGCATCGCCATTAACTGATACAATCATTTGCCGCAATTGACCAGTCAACAAAGTCTCTGGAAGTTTTTGTTTTTTCTTCATCGCTTGTGCTTTAAGCATGAAGTTTTCTTCGACGCCAGTTAAAAGCTTCAATTCGACCGTCGCCTTGCTTTTCGGACACTGAACAAGCCAGGTGTTGTTTTCTGTCTTGTCTACCTCTTTCGAAAGTTCTTCAAAATTTTCTCGCAGCGACTCCGTGCCCCCCGCTGTCACAGTATGTGTATCCAAATCGAATGAATGTTCTTGAGTTTCAGCGCATGCGGGACAAGCTACCTTTGTGTTATAGTCGGAGCCATAGCCAGTAATGCGTGCGGCCACGATAATTGCGTTTTTATCACCGACGACAAGGCTCGACAACTGAATACTTTTATCAACTAAAATATTCTGTAAGAACCTGTCAATTGCCACGCCCTTTTTCAGTAAAGATTTTGAAGTTAAAATATCTTCATCCTTTGCCGTCATATAACGAATCTCAACACTATCTTTACCGCGCAGAGGATGGTCCTCGGAATAAAATCTCCCCCTAGATGGGAGGTCGACGAATTCCGTTGGCGTCGTGAAATCAAGTGGTTTGTTCAGTGGCGCGGAAGGGCTAGGTGCTGCCGCCTGGGGAGGAGCTTCTGCACCGGCTGCTCGACGCTCGCCCGTGCGGTCCTCATTATTTCTAACTGACATTAATTACCTCGTTATAGCGATATTTATCTTTCTCTAATAGAATAAAACATTCTTAAGAATTTGTTAAGAAAAATATTTCACCCCATGTCGACTGCGTTCTTCCGGCTGCCGTCATTCAGCGTAGCGAAATCATAACGAATCTCCAACTCAACGTCAACCATATCATCTGACGTATAATCAAGTTCGCCGAACTTCACATCCTTAATCCACGCATTTACAAGATCCCACTCCTCAATCTTATTTCCCTTATCGTCAATTTGTTGAATAGAGACACGATTGAGTGCTTCAACAGCGGCCTTCTTCGAGATGGTAACCGTCATGTCTTGATCAAGAGGCAACTTATAACCTGCTGCATCGATAATCGCCATCATAGTTTCAGCGGCGTCTGGAGTAACTGGGTCTGCAAGCGTTACGGAGACGGTGTTCCACTCAACCCGACCGGGATACCAAAATTTATGATTCAAATAAACATGCTCTGTTTCAGAAACGGTGAAAGCCGGTTTCGAAACCTTCTTGCACATCCATTGAGGTATGCCCCCAATATATAATACCCACCTATAAGCACGTTTTGGCTCTGTGTTAATGTCTGACCAAAATCCCTTTTTTGCCATTTTCTCAAGTCTCCTTTTTGGTAATCCCAGTTATTATTAAATAGTCAGGGGCGGATTATTTATCCCCTTGTATCAGTTAATCTTCAAACGAAGCTCCACTATTAGTAATTACAAAATCAATTGCAATAAATTCAATTGCCTTCGCAGGCTTCAACAAAATCTTCGCATACATAATGTTGCGGTCGATAAGTTCTGGTGTTGTAGTTGTTTCATCAAGAATAACTTTGAAAGCAGTTAAACCCAACCGAGTTTGAACACTTCGAAGGAGCGGGTTTACGCGCCCTAAGAACCTATTCCAAGTGACTTGGACATTTTGTTCGAACAACGTAGTTGCCGCTATCCTTGAAACTTCCTTTTTAATGTATATCATCAATCGACGAACATTAATTCTGTCAAGTGCAGAAGTGGTTACCTGCATAGTCTTTTGACCGAAAATTACAATCCCTTCTGCGGGGAATGTGGCAATCGGATTGACATTTTGTTGATAAAGTTCGTCTCTCTGCTCAGAAGTTAGCCGGTCCCGTACACCGATAGTGGGCATGCCCGCAGAGCCGTTAGTCAGTGAACCCCTGGTGTATCCTGCCGGTGCGAACCAAACCTCAGATTTAGATTCGGAACTTCCCAACGTGCCTAAAGCAACTACCGATGGCGGTACCCATAATACAGCGTCCATCGCAGTATCGCGAATCTGAACCCACGGATAGTAGGCACATGCGTAGCTAGAATTGATACCCAACAACTCCAAGTTTGTTAAGGTTGAATCAACGGACCCTCCATACTCAGCAAAGGTGTCATAACTAGAAAGCCTGTTTGCGCGGGGCAAATAGCCACCCTCGAGGTCCAAAATTGCTAAGCAATCAGCGCGGTTTTCTGCAACATTTATGATGTGCTGGTTGATACCATTGTTCGTGATACCAGGAACAGTCATAAGATTACACTCGACCACCTCGGCGTCAGCACAAGTATCAATCGCCTTTCTAATTGTATAATATTCGTAGTTTTTCTTATCTGTTGGGTCAGTACCAAACTGAATATCTGGTGCGAATGGGTCGAGGGTCTTAACGTCTAGACCATCATACCCACCATGAAGCGGCATTGTGAATCGGTCCATCCCTTGGTCGAGCGTGTCTTTATAAGTTCCGGCTGTACCTTCAGTAGCCGTGTCATCTGACCCACTCATACTATAAGCCACAGATGGGAATGCGGCCCGATTGCCTTCTGCCCAGGAGCCGCTTCCGTCCCTGAGTTCTACATCATCGAGAGAAAAGCCCCACTGAACCTCAGTATAAGTGTCGCCAACCTGATCAGGAAGTGGATACATCAAGTCAGCCCATGTGCGATTAGTTGCTTTTGAGCTTCCACTGGCCAAAGTATCAACACCCCAGTAAGCCTCGGTGCGGTTTGACAAAGAACCCTGTTCGGAGTTTTGTCGAAGTCGCACTTCTGGGAATTTTAATGTCAAGGCGCTTTGCCCGCTTCTAATTTCTGAGGCATGGGTAGCCTTGAGCGATGTGCCTGGTGATGCGATGAAGGAAAGCGCAGGCAAGGAGGCGTCGGCCACGGCGTTAAGCAATACAGAACTAAGCCGAGATGGTCCAATGAACCCGAAGGGCAATAGCTGTGTGTCCAATGCACCTTGGTCCAGGTCCGGGTTGACCTCGCATATAATAAATTTAGAATTGCTTGGATAGTCTCCAACAACCTGATGACGCCTCTCTCCCTCGTTCCACTCAAGGGCTTGATCACCAATCTGTCTTTTAATATAATTCTGTGATTGAGGGTTGAGGTTACAGTTCGGAAAACGCTCAACAAATTTCGGTTTAGAGTCGTTGTCGTCGCGCTTTCTCACCGACACTGTGAAGGAACCATATGGATTCTCTGACGGGTTCTGGGAATAGCGAATATCCTCAATAGAAACTTTAAGATTCGAAGATTCCCACTCACCGCAATCGAGCGCGTTAAACTTGAATAGTTTCTCGACGCCCGGTGACGCGACTGGATCCGCTGCATCATAACTACCTGTGTTATTCCCAATCTGCTGTGAAAAAACCCAGTTAGTTGTGGCAGCTTGCTTCGCGAATCGGTAGTTCCCACCAACCTTCGTGGAGCCATCGGCTAGTTTTACAATCATGCCGACGGTGTGACCGTAAGCTTCTTTGCCTTGAAGAAACCCGGTTTCACTCACGACGCCATTGATATGAAGCTCAGCAGCATCGCCCCCTGTAACAGCAGCAATGGTCGTATTTCCGTCCGAGCCAGCAGTTGCTTGCGTAATGGTAAGCACGCCCGATGCTCTCTCGGTGGTTGGCGTATCTGCGAGACCAATGTCATCTGCAATTGCTGTGGCAATATCACCGGCAATAGCACC